TCGGCCCCCTCTGGGACATCAACGGCCTAGATCCCGCCCTGCTCCCGACGGCCGCCTTCGACGACATCGCTCCGGCCGACCTCGCAGAGCTGGGCTCGTTCTTGCAGGCTTCAGCAGCAGCGGGCCTCCCGCTCTTCCCCGACCTCGAGCTCGAGAACACGATCCGAGGACAGGCAGGCTTCCCCGAGCGGAACGAGGCCGACGACCTCGATCTACTCGGATCCAAACCCCCTAACCTAGGAGACTAAAATGCGACCTACCCCCAGATCGGAAGACGAGATCGAGGCGGCGATCCAAGCGAAGGCCTTAGCTAACCCGCGAGTAACCCCTGCGGACCTAGATGCGGAGATCACGCGAGCGCAGTACCACGTCTTCGAGGGGTCCTGCCTGACCGTTTGCTGCCTTACTCTGGCTAATGGCTTTACGGTCACAGGGCAGAGCGCCTGCGCCTCCCCCGACAACTTCGACGCCGAGCTAGGCCAGTTTATCGCCCGCAAGAACGCGCGCGAGCAGATCTGGCCCCTCCTCGGGTTCCGTCTACGCGATCAACTGGCAAAGTGAGGCCAGACCGAAGTGGCCCAACCCCCTAACCTAGGAGACTAAAATGAACCAGAAACCGAAGACCCACCTCGAGCGGGCGCAAGCCCGAGAGATCGTAGGCCTGAAGGCGCAGCTCGGCGCAGGCCCCAGTCTGGCAACTGCGGCCTCCACAGAGCCAGACGCAGGAACCGCGCCTCTGACAAAGTCGATCGGGCGCATGAATAAGCCCGCCCTCATTGCGCTCCTCGAAGCCCACGGCTTGCCAGACGCCACAGGCACGGTCGCCGAGCTGAAGGCGCGCGCCGTCCAGACGGTCCTCGGCGAGCTGAAGACGCGCCCCGACCAGACGGTCCTCGTCGAGCTATGAACAAGCCGCTCCGGAAGGCCAAGCTCCAAGGGTCCGACGTCCTCCAGCTATTAACGCAGGAGGCCGACAGGCTCGAGCCGAGGGCCGCGCGCGCTATGCGCGACGCCTTCGAGGCCATTCGGGGCCGCGGCGACGCGACGCAGATCGCCCAGATGGTCGAGCGCGGCCAGTTCTCCCAGATCGAGCGGCTCTACGGCTCTGATATGACCTCGAGCGAGTTCGCCGCCTTTCGGCGGGTCGTCGGTAACGCCGCCATGGCGGGGGCCAAGATCTCCGCCGACGAGCAGGGGACCGTCGTCGGGATCCGCGAGGACTTCCGGATCGAGGTCGGGGTGACGAACCCTAAGCTCGCCAACTTCGCCGAGAACCTAACCTCGACACGGATCCGAGAGATCGACAACTCGGTCCGCGGTACGATCCGAGGCGTCGTTCGGGACGGATCCGTAGCAGGAGACGACCCCTTCGCTATTGCGCGCCGGATCCGGACCTCGATCGGCCTCACACGACGCCAAGAGGCAGCCGTGAACGCCTACAGGCGCAACCTAGAGAGCCTCGACCCCTACGCCTTGCAGCGGGCGCTCCGAGACAAGCGCAGCGACGCAGGGATCCGCAGGGCGATCACAGACGCCAAGCCCCTTAGCCGAGAACGGGTCGAGAACCTTGTCGACCGCTATCGCGCGCGCTGGATCAACTACCGCTCGCAGGTCATAGGCCGGACCGAGACCGTCCGAGCTGTGCAGGGGGCCCAGTGGGAGCTCTTCCAACAAATGATCGACGACGGCCGGATCGACGAGAGGCAGGTCCTCCGGACTTGGTTCGTCACGGCCGACGACAAGCTGCGGGACGCCCACGCAGCTATCCCTATGATGAACCCCGACGGAGTAGGCCAGAACGAGAAGTTTAAGTCGCCTCTCGGGGATATCCTCTACCCTGCGGACCCCGACGCGGTCGCCGCAAACGTGATACAATGTCGCTGCGCGGTCTTCGCCGAGATCGTTAGCGCAGAGCTCCTCGGCCTGCGCGATCCTCCCAGATCGCAGGCCGAGCAGAGCCCCCCGCCCGCGTCCGTGCAGGAATTGGTTACTCCGCCCACAGACGCGGGACGGGCGCAGGCTCTCCCGAACGGCTTCCTCCTCGACGATCAGCCTATCCCGAAGGGGATCGCCGCGACCGAGGCCTTTATCCGCGACCGCGGGATCTCGACCCGAACGCAGCTAAAGGGCGTTCCTGCCCGCGCTGCGGGCGTTATGGCTCACGAGATGGACCTGATCCGCCAACGCTTCGACGTTCAGCCCCTCGCCTTCGTGGGTCCGGCGAGCCGCTTCCTCCCCAGAGCAAAGCCTCGTGGCGCAGTAGCTGCGGTCTATCCTGCCGTTAGAGACCTATCGACAGGAGACCGAGGCGGCTACCATATGTCGACGACCTACGGATCCGACAGGGACCTCGATCGCTCGGTCGAGGTCGCGAAGGATGTCCGCAAGTTAAGCCAAGCCCGCAAGCGTCGGGACCAGCTCGCAGGGCTAGAAAAGCCCACAGTGACGCAGGCGGTCCAGTCCCGCGCGGCCCAGATGAACGACGACGGGATCAACTACGCCTTTACGGTCGACTATGAGAACCCAGCCACGACAACACGAGACGGGCAGCTCCGGTCGACCGTCGCCCACGAGTTCGGCCACGTTATCCACCTCGTCGACAAGGACCGGATCGGGGGCGAGATCGACACGTTCCTGCGGGCGAACCCTAGGGTCTTCGACGAGGGCTGGCACCTCCTGCTCTCTGAATACAGCCGGAGCAATACGAGAGAGCTCGTCGCCGAGAGCTTCGCCGTCTACATTCGGGAGCCGTCACGGAACCACTACCGGATCCACCCTGCCCTCCTCGATATCTTCCGCAAGTACGACAGGAGCTTCGTCCAATGACCTACGCAGAGATCGCCGACCGCGTCTTCGCAGCCGCCCCAAAGGAGCGCCAAGCCCTAGCGGACGAGCTCCTGAAGGAGTACACGCAGCCCGACGTCGACGACGTTCGGCGCTGGCTCTTCGAGGGGATCGCTGTCGCGGACCCCAGCCCGCAAGAGATCTAAGCAGCCCAAAGGGCGAGAGGAGCAACTAATGATTAAGCTAAACAAGGCGGCCTTGTCCGAGGACGTATTCACGACGCCGATCGAGGCCGTGACGCGCGCGATCGCGCTAGGGCTCGGCCCACAGGCCCACGAGACAGACCTAGAGGACGGGCAAGTCGCCTATATGCCTGCGGCGAGCCACGACCTCTACCTCGAGGCTCGAGGCGCGGACGTCGTAGACCCCTCCTCGACCGAAGACGCTATCGAGTGCCCCACGTTCGCCGACGCTGTCGCCGCTATCCTTGCGGCTGTGACGAAGCGGGCGCAGCCGGACGGCGTGATCCTGAAGGCAGACGACGAGGAGCGCATGGTCTGGGGCTGGGCGTCCATCTCCACAGTGAACGGGGAGCTCGTCACAGATAAGCAGGACGACCAGATCGAGCCCTCCGTGATGGAGAAAATGGCTACGGGCTTTATGCAGTCGCAGCGCATGGCAAAGGCCATGCACGAAGGCAGCGGGATCGGCGAAGTGATCCACAGCCTGCCCCTCACGAAGCAGATCTCGGAGCTCCTTGGCGTCTACTCCCCGATCGAGGGCTGGATTGTGGCTATTAAAGTCCACGACGACGCAGTATGGTCCCGAGTTAAGAGCGGGGAGCTCCGCGCTTTTTCGATCGGCGGTAAAGGAAAACGCAATGCCACATAAATTGACCGAGCTCGTCCTCGACGAGATTAGTCTGGTAGACGATCCGGCTTCCGCCGGAGCGCAGGTCGTCCTCGCGAAGAGGTACGACGCAGAAACGAAGATAAGCCTCAAGGAGAGCAACATGAAGTACGACAAAAAGCGGATGGAGGGCCTTATGGCCGAGAAGGCTATGACCGAAGACGAGGCCATGGCCTTTATGGACAAAGAGGCGGCCGACAAGGAGGAGGCGACTGTGAAGCAGGTCGCGGCTCTGACTAAGTCCGTCGCTACACTGACTACGGCCCTCGAAGCGACGGGCGCAGTCGTGAAGAACGCAGACGGCGACGTCTCAATTGAGAAGCGGGCCGACGACGACTACGTCGAGGTCGGCGGCGAAAAGATCCTAAAGTCCTCTGTCCCTGCGGCCGTGCTGGCCCAGATCACGAAGCAGGCAGGCCAGCTCGACGAGCTCACGAAGTCCGCGGACATTGTGCGTCTCGACAAGCGCGCGGCGACTGATATCCCACACTTCACAGGCAGCGCAAACGAGCAGCGCGCTCTCCTGAAGGCGGTCGACGGGATCTCCGACGAGGCAGTCCGCAAGGGTGTAGAAGGTGCGCTGAAGGCCGCCTCCAAGCTCCTGTC